GATATGCTGGCAAACGGAAACCACGATCTCGAGCAGCTCCAAGATTGGGGTGTGCCTATCGACTGGGACAAACCCGAACCCGAAGAAGACAAACCAAACGAACCCAAGCCATGCAAGCATTGCGACAGGATGATTCCTTGACGGAAGTGGACATCAAAGACCCAAAAAAGAAAGCGATGGTCGAAGCCCTGACCAAAGCGTTGGGTGTCGTCAAGATGGCGTGCGAGTCGGTGGGTATCTCAAGGCAGACACACTACACGTGGCTGAAGGAAGACCCCGCCTATAAGGTGGCGTGCGACAACCTGCCCGAGGTCGTCCTGGACTTCGCCGAACACCACCTGCACAAACTCATCTCGCAGGGCAACCCCGCGGCCACCATTTTCTACCTGAAGACCAAAGGCAAACACCGAGGGTATGTGGAACGCCAAGAGATTGAGATGGCCGAGAAGAAGCCGCTCTCGTGGTTCGTGTCTGATGATTCTTCGGTGTCATGAGCCAAGGACAAAAACTTGCACGCCGTCACTCACGAGAGGCGTTGGAAAAGATGCTTCGTGAACGCGGCATCGCCTACACGATTACAAGTGCTGGATGCTACAAGATAAATGGATACGTTTACCACCATTGGTCGAAGGGTTATGCGAAGCGGGGGTGGACATACTACGAAAGCCACGAGGACTTCCTGAATAGCTTGTGAGGCAACCCGCCACATACTACCACGTCAAGAACTCGCCCGCGAAAATCCAAGTACACCAAGGGGGCACGCGGAGCGGGAAGACATACTCCATTATCACGGCCCTCATAGAACTGTGCCATCGCAACGAGAACGCCGGGGCCGTCATAACCATCGCCCGCAAGACCTTCCCCGCGATCCGTGCGTCGGTCATGCGTGACTTCTTCGAAATCCTCGAGCGCGAGGACATCTACAACGTCGAGCTTCACAACAAGTCCGAAGCCACCTACTACCTCTTCGGCAACCTCGTCGAGTTCATTTCGGTCGACCAGCCCCAGAAGGTCAGGGGACGCAAGCGCGACATCCTCTTTGTCAATGAAGCAAACGAGCTCACCCTCGAAGATTGGAGGCAGCTGATGCTCCGCACCACCGGGAAAGCCATCATCGACTACAACCCATCGGACGAGTTCCATTGGATATACGACCACATCCTAACACGCGACGACCATGAGTTCTTCAAGACCACCTACCTCGACAACCCCTTCCTCCCCGCGTCCACCGTTCAAGAGATTGAACGACTCAAAGAAGCCGACCACGACTACTGGAGGGTCTACGGCTTGGGAGAGCGCGGCGTATCCCGTGCCACTATTCTCACGCATTGGAAGACAGTACCCCAAGTCCCTGACGGATGGAAGCTGCTCAACCTCGGCCTCGACTTCGGATATACCAACGACCCCACAGCTATAGTCAAGGTGTACACCGACGGGCACGGCTTCTGCCTCGATGAGGTATGCTACGCCACGGGCCTCACCAATGCGGCAATCGCCCAGACGCTACGAAACGAGGAGGTAGGCAAGGCCATGATAGTGGCCGACTCCGCCGAACCCAAGTCCATCGACGAGATTCACGGGCACGGCTTTAACATCCACCCCGCAAGGAAGGGACCGGACTCCGTGCGGGCAGGTATCGACTTCCTCCGCTCGCGTCCCCTCTTCATCACCGAACGAAGCGTCAACGGCATCAAAGAGCTCCGCAACTACAAGTACAAGGAAGACAAGAACGGGCGACACCTCAACGAACCCGTGGATGCCTTCAACCACTTCATCGACGCGAGCCGCTACGCCATCACATGGAACCAGACGAATCCCAACTTCGGGAAATATGCCCTCGGATAACTTCAGAAAACACCCTCCCATGAGTTATAAGAATATGGAGCTTCGCCTTCCCGCCCACTATGCCGACCTCACCCTTCGCCATCTCATGGCCTTGGAATCGGAGACCGACCCTGTCAAGCGGGTATCGGCGGTCACAGGCGTACCCACCACCAAGCTGCGAGAGATGCCCCACAAGCTCGTCACCGAAGCCGACGCGCACCTCTCGTACCTCCTTACCAAGGAGCACGCCCAGCACAAGGAAATCATCGAACTGCGAGGCATCAAGTACGGCTTCATTCCAAACTGGGAGGAGTTCACGACGGGGGAGTGGATTGACATGGAAGAGTGCACCACCGACTTCTGGAAGCACGCACACAAAGCCATGAGCATCCTCTACAGGCCCGTCGACAGGAAGTGGGGCGACAACTACACCATCCTTCCCTATACAGCGAAAGAGGACAAAGAGGTCTTCCTTGAGATGCCCGCGCCGCTGGTGTCGGGTGCCCTCCTTTTTTTTTGGACTACCGAAACCGAACTGCTGAACACTTTGCGGTCCTCTTTGATTCAAAAGACGAGGGAGGCGATGAGTTTGCTAACAAGTGGGGCTGGTATCCCGTCCTCTACTCCTTGGCTGGCGAGGACTATCTCAAAATGGATGCGGTCACGGCTTCACCCATCGGACACCTCTTTACCCACCTCGCCTTCCTGAAGGACCTCGACCACAAGCGCAAAGCATGATAACCTACAACAACATCGTCCAACGGTTCGAGACCTTCTGCGCCGACCATCCTATGGTGCAGACCTTCTCGCATGGTAGCCCCTCGGATGTGGACTTGGACAAGTTCGAACGCTACCCGCTCGTCCATCTCGTATATACGGGAGCGGACTACAACACCGAACGCACCAAGACGTACAACCTCGAAGTGTATATCTTGACGCTACCCCCAAGCGCGACGGACAAGGTCGACTACCAAAAAGAGTCATTCAGCGACTCCGAGCAGATTGCCGAGGACATCCTCGCCGACATCCAGACGGGGGGCATCATCTTCACGTTCGGCTACAACTACGACGTGACTTCGGCCAGCGTCACCCCCCTCGAAGAAACCACCTCCAATGTCTTGGCAGGGTGTCTCCTCGACATCGCCATCGCGGTGCCCTACACCTACGACTCCTGCAACACACCACTCTCATGAACAACTGGAAACTCCGACATAGCTTCACGGGCAACGCCACGTCCGACGTACAGACGGTCAACGGATACCTCGCCTCGGGTGAGGACAACGACTTTGCGGTTACGGTCGTCCCCGACGGGAAGGAATACGCCGCCCCTCTCTTCATCCCACGGACGAACCTCCTACTTCAATCGAATCAGTTCGACACGACGTGGACTGACCCCAACGCTGATGTCACAGGCGGGCAGGCAGGGCGTGATGGTAGCAACGATGCGTGGGAACTCTCTTTGACTGGGACGTTTGGACAAACCAATCAAGCCGTGTCAGCGAGTGGTATTAATACATTCACCTTTTACGCTAAATCGGGGACATCGGACTACACGCGACCCTATATCGCAGGACCGAACAAGTACGCGTACTTTGACCTTTTGAATGGCGCTACTGGAGTTCAAACAGGCGTGGCAAGCTCCATCGAAGATGCAGGCGATGGGTGGTGGAGATGCAGCTTCACCGTCGAGGGAACTATCACCGAGGTACGCATTCACGTCGCTGATAGCATCAACACCATCGGAACTACAACGAGCGGTACCATCTACATCCAAGACGCTCAACTCGAAGCGGGAAGCGTAGCGACCGAATACATTCCGACCACCACTTCCGCTGTGACGCGCGACTGGAGTGCCTTCGGACGAGTTCAAAACCAACTGCCCGGCATCTGCAACGGAACCCACACCCATACGGGCGCGGCATCGGGGTCGGGCATCGCCGCCACCACCATCACGGGAAGCGGCTCGGGTGCCACCTTCGCCTACGACTTCGACACGCTCGGAGTCCTCACGACCCTCACCGCCGACGGCGCAGGGTCAGGCTACAAGGTCGGAGACAAGCTGTCCATCGACACGACGGAAGGCCATACCATCGAGTTCCGCCTCGTAGAGGGAAGCAATGCCGCCACGGTGTCGGTCAGCATGGGAGCGGCCAAGCCCAACAAGCCCATCCCGTTCCCTGTCTCCAAGATGCGCGTCGAGGGTCTCACCGATAGGCAGGTGCTTATCATGGACCAGCGGAGCAGGTACGTCTTCCCCAAGCCTACGCCATACCTCCTCGACACCTACGAGGGTGCTGCTGCGGCTTATTCCTTGCGTCGCCTGCGGTCGTCGTATACGGGGCCAGCGGTGCGTGTGCGGAGGGCTTCGAACAACGACGAGCTAGACATCTACTTCAACCGCGACGGGTCGTTGGATACGGCCACGCTGGAGACGTTCTGCGCAGGTACCGACGGCTTCGTGAAGGTATGGTACGACCAAGGGCAGGGGGGCAATGACGCGACGCAGGCGACGACGGCGAGCCAACCGCAGATTGTGTCAAGCGGGTCGGTGACGACGGAGAACGGTGAGCCCACTTTGGTGTTTGAGGGAGTCGATGACTTCATGAAAACAAGAGATTATATTGTCGAGCTTTCCCAAAACCCCGTCTCCCTGTTTTGTGTCTGCAATCAAACACCCCCCGCTATTGCTCAGTATATTTTGTCGGAAGGTGATGCCGTCAGCCCGTATAGCAGCAACTTCATTTTAGGCTCTGCTACTGTGGGTGAGATTTTATGGGTGAATGGCACTACGTTGGGAACAATGCAAGCGGGCCAAGTCCTCATCGGATTTGACTGGGACGAAACAAACGCGACCGCATTCATAGACGGAAGCCAAAGCGGTGACTCTAAAGTTGTGACCGTAAACACGGAAACAAGCCTCTATAGCTACATCGGCAGAAATGCGACCACCGGTGCGGGTACGTTTTTTACGGGGAAAATACAGGAGCTTATTACCTACAAGAGCGACCAGTCAGCCAACCGCCAAGGCATCGAGGACAACATCAACGAGCACTACGGCATCTACGAGTTCAGCGGCCTCCTCGACGACTATTCCGGAGCCGCCGCCGCCTACTCCCTGCGTCGTCTCTCTTCGACTTATACAGGCCCGGCCATTCGCGTGGTGAAGCACGACGTAGGATACCCCGAGATGGACATCCCCTTCGAGGACGATGGCACGCTCTCGGTGGTTTTGTTGGAGGCTTTTGCCGACGGCTACGATGCGACGGTGAAGGTCTGGTACGATCAGAGTGGCGGGTCAAACGATGCGGAGCAAAGCACGCTCGCAAGCCAACCCAAGATTGTGGACGCGGGCACGGTCATCTACGAGAACGGGTTGCCTGCTGTGGAGTTTGATGGCACTGATGATTTGTTGGACCTAACAGGCTTCACTAACTCCGCAAGCGATTATACGATGCACGCTGTTACAAAATATTCATCAACTG